CATGGTCGTGTCTATATCTGCCATGCTGAAGTGATGATGAAGCCACAGACCACGGACCGTTAATGACAAGCTCATATAGTGCGATAAGGCAATGGTCTTTAGTGCATTCGTCTATTTCGGAACGGTCTGAAATAAACATCAAACCGTTTTCGTATGCGATATTTTCAAGCGCATCATCTTCAAAGACAAATCTCGTAAGCCCATTGAGGTATGCTATCGGGTCAAATGATTTTTCCATAACTGCTACTGTTGCAATGTGTTGTACATTAATCGTCTGCCTGACTTGTGTCTACAATGACGTGATTGCGGAATGTTTTCAGTGCAGGACAAGCCGACATCATCACATCCGTATGCCATTCCTTATACAGCCCGTTGTTTGTCGTTGTATTCACAATCGTGCAGAGACCATCATTAGCCTGAGCAAAAATTTTAGTTATTACGCTTGAACCATACTTGTCAAACATCTGTTTGTCTAAGTTATTGGTGTATTCAAACTCACAAGCATATCCGGCAGGACGGAGAACTGCAATCTTATCATCCCAACCTTGCACGAATGTGTCTCCAGTATTGGTAAGATTACGCTCACGCTCTTCTACAATTTCAATTGGAGATACACCGGGATAATCACGGAAAGCTGCTAAGAACAACTCACGTGTAGTAGGCGCAGTAGCGGTTGTTGCGATGTAAGCTAAAGGATTTTTCTTGAAACTTTCAATCAATTCCTTAACTTCGGCATTTTGCAACATTACTTCGTAAAACATCTTGCGTGTAACCTGCCATTCCATTGCACCTTCATATCCCCATTTTTCACGATATTTTTTCTCCTTTTCCGCCATTTGGCTCAGAATCTTGCATTCAGCGTCAGTCCACACCTTAGTTCCTGCTTTAGTGAAATTTTCATCCGGAATGTCTGCTTTGTGCAACGGAATTTGAATACCACGTGCGATATTGCGGTAGTCGATATTACCTTTAGACATTAACTGTGCAGTCATGAAGTTCATGGTTGCGTCCGCACTATCAAGCTGGGACTGTAATGTATGTACCCAAGCGGCTACCAAATCGGCATCGTTTCCAAACAACTCAAACTGTTGTTCTTTTGCTTCACGTTCCATAGCTGTTTCAACGAAACCGGGAGCGATAAAATCAGGAATGGATGCGGTGTACCAGTACAGACCGTCCTTATCCATTTGATTACTGTCACCAAGAGGTGCACGCAAATCCATCAAAGGAGCGGCTTTCAAGTCACGTCCTTTCACAGAAAAAGTAGCGATGCCATTAGGGGCGGTAGGTGTGGGAGCACCAGCTTTTACACCTTGAGTCTTGTACCAACCATAATTAGTGTATAGCAGACCTTCTGTATTGACAAAGGATTGCAAGAAACGTTGATTGGTCTTGTCAGAAAAAAATCTTGCATATCTGCTGTTATTAAAATCAAATTTAGGCATAGTCTCGTCAATTTTAAATGTTAAACCAACCCTTAACCTTGCTCTTGTTCAAAGCTTTTAATGCAGCCGAAAGAGGTTGCATACGGTCTTCGTAGAGGAATACATCTCCTAATGCCAATGCAGGAGTGATAAGGTATCTTGCACCATCGAAATCATCTTCGGATGTAGCTGGGTCAAAAACAAAATCAAAGTCGCAGGGAAGGTATGAGTTAGGATTAGTAACCATCGCTTCTTTACCAGAGCCTGTTTCTTTCGCTTCAACAAGGACAGATGAAGTTGTTAATGATCCGAGGGTTGCGCTCAATGTAACTTTCCAAACATCGCCAGCCGTTCCGTCAGTCGCTTTTTCAACGGCTGTAATTGTTACCGCTGTGCCTTTTCCTGTCAATGTAGAAGGTGCTACCATGAGGATATCTCCTACGAATGGGATAAGAGAATATCCGTCTCTTTTCAGGTAAATATCTGTGTCTGTAGATTCAGTTGTAGCTTTTGCAACCGCATACGATTTTAGGATACGTATTTCGCTTCCATTAGAACCATTACTGGGAATATATTCAGCGAGCGTTCCGGCAAAAGCTCTTGCATTACCTTTGAATGGGTTTTTAACAATTCCACCACTGGTAGGAAATACAAGTGCGTCCTTTCCGCTCATCTGTAACTTCACGAATACATAGCGGTGTCCACCAATGCTTCCGCGAGCCTGAACCAATGCTCTACCGGGAAGGTAGCCACTGTTCAATAGAATTTGCTGATAAAAATCTGACATTTTCTTTTTGGTTTAAATTATTATTACTTTTCTTCTCTGTGCGATTGCTTCTTTACGACAGCAACCACATCGGCAAAGTCATCGGTCTTTTCCTTACCGCTTCCCGTGCCTCCTGGAGTGATGTCAGGTGGAGTGTTAGCATTAAACTTATTGTAGCTCTTGAGCAGTCTTTCTGTGAGAGCATCAACATCTGTTTCAGAATCAATGTGAATCAATTCGAGTTGGTCGTTAATCCAATCCTCGTTCTTGACTTCTTTCCCTTTTAAGGCTAATTTGAGTTGATTGCGTTTGTCTGAGATAGCTTTTACCTTTTTCTCTTCCTCACGCTCTGATTTCAAATCTTGGAGTTCTTTGAGCAACTTATCCAGTTTGCTTTCGTCTCCTTTGTCATCCTTGTTATCACTTCTATCGTCCTTGTTCGGATGATTCTTTTCCCACTCTTTTATAAATTTTGAGTTGTCATTTCGTATGTTGTTATCGTCCTCTTGTAAGTCATCCAAGTAGTCGGCAACAACATCATCCAGTTCCAACTCGTCCTTATCACTCGCTTTCTCCAACCGCTTGTAGATTCTTTCTACTTTGCCGTTGAAACTTCTCTCACTCATAGCTAAGTTTTTCTTGCCGTTGTTGGTGAGTTTCACTTTCAGTGCTTCTGAAAATTGCTCTTTCGTAAACTTCATACACTATATGTTTTATAATGATTATATGCGAAAGTAATGCTTTAATAAAAAGGTATAACTATAAAAAAATGACTGTATTTATCACTATGATAAATAGACATTAGTTTAAGTATATATTACCTTATTATTAAGAACTATTTTTGCTCTTGATGAAAGAGCAAGAAGTACATAATGCGATAGTGAAGAAGCCTTTCCCAGGTTTCCAAACCTACTTTGCTTCAACGAACGTGGATATATGTTTCGGTGCCGGCGGGGTCGGAAACGGGAAGTCATACTCTCTTGCTCTTGGATTCGCTGAACCGTTAATGCTTGACCCTGATTTTAGATGTTTAATAAGTCGTAGAAGCCTTGGGAACCAAAAAGCAGGAGGAGGATTTGTTGATACATTCAAGGACATATTTGGGGAATATGTAAAAGTTAAAGAGGCAGACACGCCACGTATATCATTCCAAAGTGGAGCGTACTGCGATTTGACTTATATAGATCCAACGAATATAGACAGAATGAGGGAGCGTGCGAAAGGATGGCAGTACGATGCGATTGCCATTGATGAGCTTACCGAAATGCCTTGGGAGGTATTTACGTACATTCAATCCCGTAATCGTGGAAAAAGCAAGACATTCACGGGGAAATTCCGTGCGACATTCAATCCTAAACGCACCCATTGGACGAGAAGATTCATAGGTTGGTATGTTGGAGTTGACGGGAAGGGTATCCCTGATAGAATAGGGAAAGTCAGATTTTTTTTGTTGCTGGATCTACCGTTGATGATGTGATTTGGGGAGATTCAAAAGAGGAAGTTTACGCCAAGTGCAAGATACAAATAGATAGTTTAATTAAAGACTTGAAAGGTAAAGCGAAATATCAAGACTTTATCAAATCGTTTACCCTATACGAGGGCACAGTTGATGAAAATGAAGCTCTAATGGGAGGCAATGCAGGATACGTTGGTTCAGTTGCCGCTTCTGGTACACGCTCTGCTGCTGGGCTTATCGGTGTAAACTATAATGCAGACCCAGATTCTGACGAAAAGATACCTATTCCATCCACTTCCGCGCAAGGCGTATTCAACAACAACCCAGCCGTGAACGGTGACAAATGGATTACCGTGGATTTGGCGGATTATGGTACAGACAACCTTGTTGCACTTGCATGGGATGGATTTCACGCATACGACATTCTCATTCTTAGCAAGTCCACTCCGAGAGAAAACGCTATGGCAGTGAAAACATTTGCATTTGAGCATGGAACAGCTGAAAGCCATATCATTTTTGACGCGACTGCCGGACGGTATTTTAATGATTACATTCCCGATGCAGTACCTTATATCTCACTAAATAAACCTTTCGGGCTTTACCAACTTACCGCAATGACAGTAAAGGATATGTGCTATATCAGATTATGCAAGATGATAGAAGAAGGCAATCTCACCTTTGACGATAAACTGGCTGTACAGACTTATACACACCAAAACCTGAAATACAAGGTGACAGTGGAGAACGAGTTTATGGAGGAGTGTTCCGTTGTGCGGTTTGACGATATGCAGAGCGGAAAGAAAAGGCTCTGGAACAAGAAGAAAATGAATCAGATGTTGGGGAAAGGCAGATCGATGGATTTGTTAGACCCATGCGCTATGAGAATGCTTCCGTGCGCTAACATTGAATACGGGAATGAGATTCAAGCAGGGTATTACAATCACGAAGAAGAAACCAAACAAGCGTTCCATGCACAGACAGAAGGAAGTATTTACGATGAACATTTATGGTATTAGGACATGATAAGCTATAACGACATAAAGGATATTCTCAATTCCCTTAAAACAGAAGGAATTGAAGCAAGGGTAAGAGATGTTGCCTATTTGGTAATGTGTGATTCTTTCGTAGATAAGGCTCTTGCTGCAAAGGTTGCTTACCAAGAAGATGATAAGCCTTCAAACAAGGTGTTATCCATGCTTGCCGAGAAACTGAAACCTTTCGGCATCGGTGCTATCACTACCATATCTAAAGATGAGAACCGAGAAGCATTGCTGAAAGAAATATCGGAGATGAAACAGATTGCTGACGATGCGAAAACAAGTGGAGATTCAGACACTTTTATCAAAGCAAGTAAGGTCGTGTTGGATGCACGCGTGAAGCTGAACGATAAATTCAATATTGAAGAGGAAGAGGGGCAGAAGCGAATAATCGTTGTTCCGCAGAAGCACGACATTATCTGCAAATGGACTTCGAGAGAGTGTTCTGCAATGCCGAGCAAGGAAGCCTGTATGAAGTATTACAACCTAATTGATGCGGAAAAATGACACGGGAAGAGAAAAAAACATATCTATTGCGGAACGTAAATGCCTTGTTGCAGAAGAAACCGTTTTTCAGAGGAAGTGACACTTGCTCTACAAACGACTATTCCGACGGTCAGTCCGCAACCATTACCGAAACACGCACGGCAAGGCTTCCGAATGTAAAAAAGAATATCGTTTCGCAGGAAAAGTTTCTGAAAGAGCTTGACCCGATGAGCCATGAGGTATTATTTGATCAAAACTTGCCGAGCATTTGCGTCAAGTTAGAAGATGGGGGATATCAGGAAATCAAGTTCCAGCGCACGGCATTAGCTTTCCAAGAACAGATACTGGCGAGCCACGTAATCTACCTTTGCGGAAATCCCTGTACATTGTCTTTGAGAGGTGGCACTCCTTCCGAGAAAGATAAAGCCAACTATTCCACAATCAAGGAGTATTGGGTAGACAGGAATATGGATGGATGGCGTACAAAGGCAGTCCGTTCGCAGCTTGCCACAGGCGATGCCGGACTTCTGTTCTATTATGACTATAAGGGACGCATCAAATGCCGTCTGATAAGCTATGAGGATGGTTACGTTATCATATCGCACAATGACAACAACGGCGACAGGCTTCTTGAAAGCGTCTACTATGCCGATGAAAACGGTGTGGAATATATTGACAGCTACGATGATACCTACATGTACCGTATGCACACGCCAAGAGACGGTGAAGAAGCCGCAGAGGACGGTTTTGTAAGGGAAACTCCGATTGAGCACGGTTTCAGCGAGATACCATTGTGCACCAAACGTGGTGATGTGGCGTGGAACAACGGTCAAAGCCTTATTGAGATTTACGAGATTATCTATAACATCTTCTTTGTCATTCAGAAAAGGCATGGCTGGGGAATACTGTATATCAAAGGAAATATATCCGAGACAACCAAGAAACTTGCCGGAAGTATCATTTTGCAGGACAAGTCAATGGACGGGAACGGAAGTGCAGAGTTTAAAGCACCCCCCAGTCCGCAAGGAATGCTTGACAGTCTGCAAGACCTGTTCGAGAAGATACAGATAAACACTTCCTGCACTTTCCTTTTACCGAAGGATGTCAAGTCGAGCGGTGACATAAGCGCACTGGCTATCACGCTTACCCGTGACTTGGACTTGAAGAACGCCCAACAGGGTGTTATCGAGTGGCAGAATTTCGCCGACAAGATGATGCGTCTGTTCAAGGAAGGGCTCGCCAAAGAGCTTGTAAACAAAGGTGAAAATCTTAATGCCGTCACCGAGTTTAAAAAACTTCGTGTTAGCTGTAAGTTCAAAATATGGCAACCGTTCAGCGCAACGGAGTATAATAACATACTTATCGCAATGAAGCAAGCCGGCATTCTTTCCACAAAAACAGCCATTGAGAAAAACACCGAATCCGTTCCCGATGAAGAACAACGTATAGCAAAGGAGAAGGAAGAGGCTCAAAAGCTGTTGGAGAAACAGCAAAAAAAGGACAAAGGAGTTACGGAACAAATTGATGTGGTAAAAGAATAAATGGAAAAGGAAAGTCTGTACATATTAAAACTTGATACGCAAGGAAGTAAAGTAAAATTTCCGAATGCTGATATGCCTGCAAAATTAGGTGAGTACACCTATACGGCACAACGTATGGCAGGAACTCCCACACTGACCGCTACACTGAACTATCCTTCATGCTTAGACGAACTATGGACAGGAGAAGAGTTTGTTGAGTTTAGGGGGGAAAAATATTATATTGACCAAGTGCCTACATCCTCAAAGGACAACAAGAGTATCATGTACAAGCATGAGCTTCAATTCGTTTCAGAACGTATCGTGCTGGAAAACGTATATTTCATGGACGTGGTGACAGCCGGGGAAGACACGTATCACTCCAATTCCACTTCCGTCAAGTTCATGGGGGATATAAACGAGTTTGTTGGTCGCCTTAACGCTTCAATGGCAAAATCGGGTATCGGATATTCGATAGTGATTGATGAAGATATTACTTCTGAAAGCAAACTTGTTTCTCTTGACAGCGTATACCTTGCAGAAGCGTTACAGTCCATATATACCATATACGAACTTCCTTATTACTTTGTAGGTAAGGTTTGTCACATAGGATATACAGAGAATGTAATTTCTACTCCTTTCGAGTACAAGAAAGGGCTTGTATCAATAAAAAAGACAAACGCCAATTATAAGACCGTCAATCGCGTTACTGGTGTTGGTAGCTCTGACAACATACCTTTCTACTATCCGAATGATGATGAAAAAGGTACTATAGAACGCACGCAAAACCTTATGCCTTCCATTTATAGACAAACAAATGGAGCGGAAAGATTCTACAATGCACTTAACGATACGTATAAAATACCCGGTACAAATGATTACTATTTTTTCAAAAATACATATTCTTCTAAGAAAGTAAAAGAGATAAAGGTAGATTTTAGCGATATAAAGCCTACCATAGAAAATGTAACAAACGCTTCGGGACAGTTATTTGGTGAGATTGCGGATATTGCTTTTGATGATAACGATAGTGACGAACTCGGAACAGGAGAAGGGAATAATATCTTCAATGGCACGGATGAGTATGTACATTCTTATTTCTACATAAAATTACATATATATAATGGGGATTACGGTTTTAACCTGTTCGAACAAGGTTTGGAAGGTGGTACGGCTGTAATCAATATGACTACGGGTAATTGTGCTGCTTGCGAGTTTGAAATAGGAGTTACCTATAAGGACAATGAGCCGGGAAGGGCATTCAATCCTGTATTGGTGGATTCTTCCGGGAACTTACCAGCAGGAGATTTTGAACAGAAGGTTACTTCACAAACATCCCAATATATAGAAAGCCAACAAAACACTTCTACAAATGAGGTTTGGATTGCGGTAAAAAAGGACAATACTACTTTCGGGGTTGTTATGCCTAATGCCACAAATAACTATAAACCTTCTGTTGGGGATAAGTTTGTGATTACAGGTATTAAAATGCCGAAATCTCTTGTGCTTGCCGCCGAGAAGAGATTAGATGAGGCGTTGATAAAGTATATGTCTGAAAACAACGATGAGAAGTTCTCTTTTTCTGTAAGTTTCTCACGTGTCTTCCTTGCAGAAAACAGTATGTTAGCTGGTCTGTTGAATGAGAACTCGCGTATATACATAAAGTATAATGATAAGGAATACTTCATGTATGTGAACTCATTTACTTGTAAGGCGGATAAAAATTGCCTGTATGATATATCCGTGGAGCTAACAGATAAGTTGTCCGCCAATGTTTCCGCTTTGAGAAGTACGATTACAGAGATAGCCGGGGATATCATAGGTGAGAGGATGGGTGTCTCTCTCAACGTGTCAGATATTCTTGGCAGAATATCCCGTTATTTTATCTCAAAGATAAATAACGACACGGCCAACGGTCTGATCACTTTTTTAAAAGGTCTTTTGATAGGTAAGAACGGTAGTGGAATCACTGTACTTGAGAACGGTATGTCACAGGCTGTTGTTGATTATCTGTATGTCAAGGTCAAAGCCGTTTTTGACGAGCTTGAAGTAAAGAAGAAGACGTATGTAGGTGGTGAGCAGGTGATTTCCCATGCAGGCATGAAATGCAACCGTGTGGATGAGTTGGATGATGTCTACCGTTGTTATTTCAAGGAAGAGGAAGACGGAATTGAGATAGAGAACCAGTTTACTCCGGGATCTCTCGCCATCGCACAGGAGTGCAATATCAAGACAGGCATTTCGCATCATGTCGGCAACCGCTATTACTGGCGGTTGGTCACAGCAGTAGGTGAGAATTATATAGACCTGTCCAAGACCGTGTGTGATCCTAATGTCGAGAACGATGTTCCGGTGGCAGGTGATGATATCGTGGGATTAGGCCATAAGACCGATATCACCAGACAGGCGGCGATAATTCTCTCTTCGGTGAACGAAGTTTCTCCGTCCATCATCATGTATCAGGGTATTAATGATTTTACCTTGACCGGGAAAGATGTCATTTCTTTTGATTTTGACAGGTCTACCGGCAAGGCCCGGATGAAGGTGTACGGAGATACGTATATTGGCGACAAGGACCGGACCACTTACATGGAATACACTCAGGATAAAGGTGTTGACATCAAGGGTATGTTCCATATCGAAAAAGGCTCCACCGGATGGAAGAATATGGAAGGCTTGCCGGATGAGATACAGGCGGCGGCCGATCTTGCCCAAGAGGCCAAGGATGCGATAGACAATGCGGCTGTCGGAAGTGTTAATCTGTTGCGCAATTCCGGGTTTACAGGAGATTATGAAACAGAGGACCTGTCTGCCGCTACCGAGCTATCGGCGGATACCGAACTTTTTAGCAAGCAACTGGAATATTGGACGGGTGTGGCTACCGTATCTGCGGACAGTGATGCCGGCTCCGGGTACTCTGCCGCAATCGGTAGTTTGTCCCAGTCCGTATCATTAATCAAAGGGGAAAGTTATGTTATCAGTTATAAAGCAAAGGGTACGTCTGTGTCTGTTTCGTGCGGTTCTTTCAGTGTTTCTCAACCTCTCACATCCTCTTATCAGAGATATACCCATAAGATCACCTTCAATGGCAGTGGTATATTTCTTATCAGTGGTACCGCAACCGTTTGTGACCTTCAGTTAGAGCGTGGAACCATCGCTACCGACTGGAAGCCTTCAATTCTTGACAATGACAAGGCAACAGCCGGTTTCCAGTCAATCAATTATATCGCCAGTGCGATCAAGGATGGTTCTGTGGATATTCTTGGTGGTCTGATTCTTGCCAATATGATCCAACTGGGTAATTACAAGAATGGCAAGTTACAGAAGGTCACAGCCGGAGTTAGCGGCATATACAATGACGATGATGATGTGGCGTTTTGGGCAGGAGGAAAACTTGAACAGGCGATTCTGACCGTAATGAGGTTCCGTAATGATCCTAATTACCAGCCCACAGATGCGGAATGGGCGAACATGGCGAACTTCGTTGCCACTCATGGCGGTGATGTGTTCTTAAGAGGATATATCTATGCTTTGGGCGGATATTTCCGGGGAAAGGTTGAAATAGCCAATGGTAAGATACTGTTGAATGAGGATGGTTCCGGGCAGCTTGCCAATGGGAACAGTAAATGGGATGCTGACGGAAATCCTGAATTTGTCGGGAAAGTGAAGGTTTCCTCACCGTCAGGTTATGAGATAACCATATTTCCTGAAGATGAATATGGAAGACCGTCAATTGATATTCATGATGATGATGGTAATTCGCTTTTGGACATATCTCTTCAATATGGATTGAACGGTATGGTTCCCCGTATTTTTATGAATGATCCTTCCAATAGTGATGTATTGTATTTCCGTCCGGACAGTATGGTTGTCGAACAAAAAGGAAGTGACGGTTATATATATCAGACCCAGATAATGGGAGGGCGCATCATTATGGTTAAAGGATCTGAGATTGTATGGGATCAAAACCAATTGCCCAAATAAAGTGAAGTGATATGGAACTGAATACTATTAACAAAACGGGAACTTGGAGTGAGGCGGCAGACCGTCTTAACAACAACTTTAGCAAGACTTCTACCGAAGTGGAAAAAGTCAAGCAGAACGGCATCCGCAACAAGGGGTTGTTCCCTACTCTTGAATCACTGAAAGCCGCTGTACCATCTCCAATTGTAGGTGACTGGGCTGTTGTGGGTGACACCATACCGGGTCCTATATATCAATGCAAGATAAAGGGAAAATGGAGTCCTACAGGCACGACAGGAGGTGGCGGAAGTGTTGACTTATCCAGCTACCTGACAGCCGAGGAGATAGACGATGTAACATCAATATTATAGTTATGAGAATCAATTATCAATCTGATTTTAAAATCATAGAAAAGAACTTGAACGGAGATGTAAATACTCCATTCCGGTTTACTTACTTCAATCCGTTCAAGGGGAAGTTTGTAGCCTCCTTTGACGGGCATGAGTATGCCGGTTGCAGCCGCATGGAAGATGGCAGTCTGCTTGTCGCTTTTGATAACCCCTGTTTCTCCCCCGGTATTCTGAAGGTAAAACGGGAATACTTCATATCCGATTCAGACTTTCAGAATGGCATCTGCAATCTTGTTTCCGTTGAAGATACGGGAATCGTTCTGACTACCGGGAAGACCGATGAAAGTACGGCGGAGATCATGTCTTATCCGGATTATGCCGCATACAATGCGGTACAGAGCGTTTCTCTGTCAGAGAGGGAGTATGATGATGTGCTGAGTGATTTTGTACCTCCTCTGCCACCGGAAGAGGAAGAATGATTTAATAGTTAAATAAATAGTTACATAAAATAATGATAGCTTAAGTTCCCCCGGAACTTAGGCGGATGAAAGGAGATATTATGGCAAAAATGCATAAACTGACCAAGGGTGGACAAACCATATTCCCGGCTACCATCTATGACGCAGTGGTCAATCCCAAAACACGCAAGAATCTTACAGCAGAACTTTCCGAGCTATCGTATCATTCTGTCCTGTTACATCAGATCCAACTATATCAAGGCTCCTTTACTTTCACCGGAAAAATAAACAACGACGAAGTTAGTATTGCTCAGAACAGATTAAAGTCTTCTGTATTCGTGACCAAACCGGTCAAGCTGATAGTCCCCGACGGATTCAGCATCAATCTAGTGTATGCGGATGATGATTATAACATTGTAGGTGACATTATAAGGGGTGCAACCGAAATAACCACCCAATACCCCTACGCAAGAATAGGGGTAATCAGGCAGGATGGCGGTAATCTGACACCTGATGATGTGCAGATACCCGTATATGATACTTATTCTCAGAAGATGCATGACGAATCAATGGTACATGCGGAGAAAATTGTACAAAGTAGCTTCTTCCTGAAGGATACGGGGACGGAGGCATTCATCATGGCCCGGAATATGATAAGGGAGCTTTATGTGTCCACCGTGGAGGAAGGCTTGAGGCTGATGTTGATCCGCAGGTTCGGTGATGCCGGTATTACTGACACCCGGGTGATCATTGGACAGACAACCGATGGAGTTCAGAAGTTCGTCTTCAATTTCAATCTTGGCGAGGCCGTACCCGAGGGCACTGAAGCCTATCATCTGGAAAATGATTACGGCACATGCCACATCCTGGTAGACTGGAGTAAGTATACAGCGCCGGTCAATACGGCCCTGAATGATGATTTCATTTTCAATCGGAACATTTATAAGGTAGAATGTTCCCCCGTTATTTTTTCCAAGCTGGAGGACACCGCCCTGAAAACAGACTATGACACCTTGAAGTCCGGTTATGACGGATTGGAAAAAGAAATAGGCTCATCCACTCCCCGTGATTACACGCAAGATGTGACATGGCAGAAGGGCGCCATAATCAGCAATACCGGAGCTGACAATAATTCATCCTCATATTTAGAAAGCAGAAGAAGGACACAAGACTACATACCAGTATATGTCAGCAGACTCAGCTTTTCGGCTGCCGCCTACAGTGTCCTCATGGTCATGTTTTATGGTGCGGACAAGGTATATATCAATACATATCCCGGAATCTACACCTGGGAAGGCACGCGGACTGATCTGCTGATCGACTCTATAAAACCAGACGGTGCGGAGTACTATAGGGTCTGTATCAAGTATCCTGACATAAGTCCTGAAGATATAACCTTTATGAGCGAAGGGTACGGACTTAAGAAGGATATACAGACTTTGAGGGACGCCATCTCCGGAACAGCCGCCTTGGATAATCTGATCATCGTGGACACCAAGGGAGGAGGGGATTATGAAACGATAGAGGACGCTCTGGCAAACGCCGGTGACTCCGCAGACAACCATGTGGTCATCATTGTCATGCCGGGCACATATTATCCGGCTCCCAAGAAGAATGGTGACAGACCTTATGTTGAGAGCAACCGAAATCTGTCCCTGATCGGCATGAACCGGGACGCATGTATCCTCAAGGGGGATGTAGGCTATTATGATTACCGGATAAATGTGGATTACGCGCTGCTACGGCTGAGCGGAAACGTTCTAGTCGAAAACTTTACCTTGATCAACACATCAGAAAAGTATGAGAGTACGGCCACCGGGGAGGGATGGGACCTGACAGCCCCTCATAACCGTGCCTACTGTTTTCATGCGGACTATAACCGGAATCCCGGTGACGTCACCTGTATCAGAAATTGTAAGATGTACAATGACCACTTCTCGTGTATCGGCTGGGGACTCAGGGCGGAATCCACATTGCGATTGGAAAACTGTGAGTTTGACGCGGATGTCAGTGAGGAGAAGAACTCCCAGAGTGGTTTCAGCAGTTTCGGGGCGATATACGGGCATCTAGCGGCAGGTGTGACCAATGCGATGAACCAAAGACTGGAAATCATCCGGTGCATTGTAAGGAACAGGAACTATCCTACCGCCATCAACCAGATGGACGGGAGCGGTGCGGATGACTATACCAACATCTCATCCTCGCTCATGCTTGTGGGGAACATCTGTAAGACAACCGATATGGCAGCCGCGTTTCAGAAAATCTCCATCCA